TTATCAAGTGACATTGTAGCTTTCAAGTCTGATGGACTTTCATTTACTACGTTACCTAAGCCAACAGCTCCTTTAGCAGGTGTAATAGGTTCCCATTCTCCACTTGTTATTGCATCATCACCAGTTGCAGTTGCTCTGTATTGCTTATTATCATCGTTAGTATCAATCCAGATGTCACCAGCATTTAATGCTGTTGGGATACCATCTTGCCTAAAGGTTGTTGGTTTAGCCGCACCAGTATTAGCTTCTGTTTTAATGGTGTTCATTGAAGTTCCACCAACAGTTACAGAAGTTGCAATAGTACCAGTTACTTCTCCGGCTAATATTTCAGACATACTCTTGTTGTCTACACTGCTTAATCCAATATCTCCTTTGTCGATACTACCACTACCTGCATTATTAAGTGTTACTGTTCCACCACTTGCTGTTAGTGTGATTTGGTCATTTTTAAGACTATCAGGTGCGTTAGTACCATCAGATTTAATTTGCTCGTGGTTAGTAACATTACCTAACCCTACATCATTTTTATCGTATGTGTTTGCACCTTTACCCTGTTTAACCTGTACCCATTCTCCTGACGCTATTTGGTCAGCTCCTACAGATTCAGCAAAATACATAATGTTATTATCATTAGTATCGTACCAAATGTCACCAATGTTTATTGATGTTGGTGGGTCGTTTTGTTTAAAGGTTTTAGGTCTACTTGCTCCATCGGACGCATTGGTAACGACTGTACTGGCATTAGTACCATTCAGAGTACCCGTAAAATCGCCATCAGCACGTTGGAGCTTTTTCCAGACTTTTGCCATTTTATTCTCCTAGCTTATTCTTCTACGGACACCATTAACGACTCTTCGTTACTATTGTAATAAATAGTACCTTCTGCATTGTCTGTTGGTGCCGATGTTCTTGGTTTCAAATGCACTGCTCCCTGATAATCTACAGAGAACACTTCTGTGCTATTATTAAGTACTTGAAACAAATCCCCAGAACTAACTGTACTGCCAGTCTGGTGTTTCAAAATATTTCCCTGAATTAAATCAGGTAATACCTCTACATCAGTAGAGCCGTTATCTCTATAGAACTTTCCATCTGATGTGTTGTACCATACTAATTTTGTGTATACGTCCTTAACTAAATTCGGACTCGATAAACTTCCTGCCATTATTGTATCCTCGTATATACTGGTGTTACTGGTTTAGCTACTCTAGTTGTAACCGGAATCACTGGTTTTACAACTCGAATTAATGTTGGTTTTGCTGGTAGTTTTATCCTCTTGGAAACAGTACCTCTTACTAAAGTAACAAGTATGTTATTAAAAGGATAAGCTATTTTATCAAAGGCTAAAGAAAGTGTATCAAATGAAACAGACATTAAAAAGGCATCGGTCGTAGTTGTCCATAGACAGCATCTCTCCCTTTACTTGCGTAAGTTTTACACAATTTTACCCCTTGTTCATATTTCATATGGAAATGCTGTGCTAGTGGTATAGTTTCAGCTTTTCTTTCGTATCCATTAGCAATAACTCTTGCAATAAGAGCTTCGTGGAATTGCTCTGGGATTTCACATTCCTGATTCATAAAATTAGAATCAGTAACAGAAGGACCATCACCAAGTTCTACTCCTAGATATGTTCCTGTTTCTGCACTTGTTTCGTGAGTGGTAAAACCATCACGTTCCGGATTTTCACCCGGTACTAAAAATTTATCTGGTCTTTGAACATATAATATATGTATTTTTTCACCAGCCTTATCAATCGTTTCAAACTTATCTGTATTAGCATTATAATAAGCAATAAGTAGACTATCTCTTTCAGTCCACCATAGATGTTGACTAGTGTTTAGATTTTGACGTTCCATTAGGTCAAATCCCTTTCAATAGGTCTTCCGATTAATTTCTTTATACTTTTACCTTGGTAATCTACGGCTTTTATTTCAATAATGTGCTTTTTTAATGGATAAACTCTTTGATTAGCAACGGTTTCAACTTGGTCCATTGCTTCTACAATTTTTGTTCTATAACCCATATCATTCATACCATCATTTAAAGACCTTATTATCTCTACTATGCCCATATCTGGATGATGTTGTTGTACTCTTTCAATCATTTCTTTTAGTTTCATATCGCCCTCTCAGGAGTATCCATCTTAACTGCGATGTTCATTTGGATAAATTCTCCTTTTTTTCCCGCTACCAACTGTAATTGCTGAGTCATCCATTGATAATCTGTACTAATTTTCTGAATTACAGTATTATATAAGCTCATCTTCTTCTGAAGATTGGCTTGCCATTCTTGTAAATCTTGATTTGCTTGGTCTATAGCCTTTTTTAAAGCAGTGCTATATTTATTTAATTTTGCACCGTGTATCTGCTGTTCTTCACCTAGTTCAGCTTGAAATTTAGCTATCCCTTGTTGAAATTCTTGAACCTTACCACCTAATTCACCATTGTAATCACCTAGTATAACATTAGCTCTACTTAATTCTTGAGCCGCAGTTTGTAAGGTTACACCTACCATATCTTCATCTTCATCTTTTAACCAGTATTGAACACTCTCTGCATCAGCAGTATTTCCACCCATATCATCGCCATCTATAAGATTCTTTGCTTTTGTTAAAGCATCATCAACCTCACTCGTTGGGAAAGTAGGTGCAGTAAAAGTTGGTAAGGATGTATCTAAATCTATATCATCGGGTAAATCTTCGCCTACAGTTAAACTTAAGTTTATATCAGCTATTGCATCGAATACAGTTGTATCTGCATCTAAATCTGTTGGTAAAGTAGCACTAAATCCTGAAAGCTTTTCTATGAGTATACATTCGGCGGCGTGTAATATAACTAATTGTTGATACAACTTAGGAAAACCTTCGTCTGTACCAAAGGAAGCACTTACACTCCCAATAGTTTTACCATCTACTGTTATCGTTTCATTTGTTACATTAACTGTTCTGCCTTCTGAAGACGGAACAACTAATAACTTAATATTTGGGTCTGCATTAGTAGTTACATCTGGAAAAACAACAACTCCACCTGTCTTAGCTATATAATATACTGGTTGTTCTGCTATAGCATAATATATACTAGAAGAATCAGTTAATTGTCTAGCTTGACTTTCTTTTACTAATTTACACTCATACTCAACGCCATTAACGTCTCTTACCACTTTTAATAAGTGGTTACTATTTAATTCTTTTCTGTAATCATAAGGAACTACTGTAGTTCCATTTAATGTTGCTGTTGTACCCAAATCATACTCTACAGAAAAAGCTTTTAACAAATCTGGATTTTGGGTAGCAACTAAACCTATAACAAAATCAACACCCTTATCTATTGCACCAGCAATGTCTTTTCCAGATGTTGACCCTGTAAATTTTTCTATTTTTGTACTATATGCCATATTCTCTTTCGGTTATGAGGGGTCCGAAGACCCCCCATAATATACTTAACTAAGGTTAAGCAACCCACTTCATTATAGCGTGAGTTTCAGGTAGACTGATTTCTAAACCGGCTTCGGTTAGAATCATATCTTTCCTTCCGTCAATGTCATTTGACTGAACATTGGTCATAATGTGTGTATCACGAGATACTCCATTACCAGCCAAAGGTCTGTACTTGACATTAGCTAAATCAACAGCTATCGCTATATCTTCGTCTTGGTTTCTGAACAATGGCTCAGCAACAAAGTGTAAGTTACCAAAAATGGTATTTACTTTTGTTACAGCGTGTCCGAAGGCACCACCAATATTCTGAACATCAAGCTTATAAGAGCTAGTTGTTACAGTGTTCTTTAAGAAACCACCATCAGCAGAATTTAGCTTCTGCAACCAAGCGAGTACTTTGCGTGAAGCAAGTACTAGTTTGTCGCCACTATTTCCACTTTCAGGTGCGAAGAAATCCTCCATATGGTCTATGAAAGTATCATATGTAGAGGAAGAATAGTCCATATTATAGACTTTTCCGTTAGCTTCAGTGTAAGGTACTATCCCGTGAGAATATCTCACTGGACCACCAGCGGCACCTTCGTCTGCGGCACCAACACCAAACAACATAGCGTGTTCGATGTCCATTTTGTGCTCCATCAACTTGTCTGCCCATACCCTGCGGTATTCATCTGGTCTACCTCTGTAGCGAGTGGCTAATGAAGTACCACTAAAGAGCTGAATAGCTGTCTTAAAAATCTGACAGTATCCTTCTCTTGAGTAGAGTTCATCTTTCCAACCCTCTGGGTCTGCTGAACCTTCAGCCCACGCACTACCGATTACTTGACCTTTACTTTGTTGAGCTTCAACAACTTGGTCAGGAATATCCTGCAAAGCTACTAAATCAACTGAAGTAAAAGTGTCGGCATCTGCGGCATCATATGTCGCCGCTATACCATTACCTGCTGTTACAGCAGTTACTCTACAAGCGTAGCCACCAATACGTAGCACTTGACCAACGAGTATGTAAAGTGGAGCCGCAGAAGCTACTGCATTTCCATACTTATCATAATCACAAGTTAAGTGTACGCCGCTCATTGAACCACCTGAATCAGTACCAGAACCAGTTACTTTTGTATCCCAGTTCTCGGTTTGAAAATTACGGCGTTGCCATTGATGACGCTGTTCAAGAAATTTGAAAACGGGGTCATCTGTAGACTCCTTCGCAACTTTAGAGAGGTAGACAAAAAACGGTGACTGCTGAGGAGCTAACTCTGCAACTCTCTCTCCGAAATTAAAAATTCGGCGGGAGTTGTTGATGTCTACGCCTTGAGGCTCAACACCAGTTTTGTTACTAAATACGTTTGCCATTAGCTGTATTTATCTCCTATGAATCCCCACCGATTAAACTATTTAACCGAATGGGTTTTTGTTTTTATAGTCATTTATCATTGAATCCATAATAGTATCATTGGAGGCAGGTTGACTAGAGCCTTGACCCGGAACCACTCCCATAGGGCTTGGAACCGATTGTGCTCTTTTTCTTTGCTCAAAACTTTCATTACTAGCAGTCTGCGTTAATGGTTGATTAGCCGGAACTTCTCCACCATTTTGCATTCTGTATAATTGAAATAAGTTGTCTACAGTTATATTCTTGGGGTCATCCATAACTTCTATGAATCTCGCTATCTCATCATCAGATGCTTGATATTGATTTCTTAGGTGAGTGGACATACTCGCCATTCTATTATTGTATTCTTCTCTTTGAGCTTGAGCACGTTGAATCTCCTGTTGTTCTTTCTGTATTCGCTCTCTTTCCTCAACCATTACTGCTTGAGTGTACTGTTGATGAAGACGATTATATTCATCCATATCGTCACGCCATTTATCAACTTCATCGAGATAACGAGCACTTTCAGATTCAGGGTCATCTAAGGCTTCAGTTCTGCTATATCTCCTTGGCTTACCGGGTTTTTTCGGTGGGTCAGGGAAAGATAACTCCTCTTTTACAGATTCCTGTGTTGGCTGAGGTTGCATCCGCTTTTCATTTTCAAGTGCTAAAATTCTAGCTTCTAGCTCTTGTTTTTCATTTCTAGCTTTATCAGCCTCACTTTGCCAGTATTGATAACGCTTGACATCATTATCAATGGGTGATTCTTCTTTCGCAGTCTCACGAGGTAACTCCACTGGGGAATTTTCGTCTACGACTTCTGATGTTTCCATCTCGTTTGCACGAAAAAAGTCATCTATCAATGAACTTTGTTCCTGAGTCTGCTCAAATGCAGTATCAGGTGTCAACGGTTCATTTTGAGCAACATCTGGTGCTTCTTGGGTAACCTGTTCAGGTGCCAATACGTCTTCCATTAGTTTCTCCTTTTCTTGATTTTGGAAGCTCCATTAGGACTTGGAGGTGTTCCTTTTTTTCTGTTCAGCGATAGCTCTACGAGTTTCGCTTTTAGCTTGTCCTAAAGCGTCATCAAGACGTTTCTCGAACAACTTCGTAGACATCTTAGTCTCACTAGTTGTTTTGTCGAGTCCTGCCTTAAATTTTTCTAATTCAGCTCTTTGCTTAGCGTGGTATACTTCTCTTTCACGAGTTTGCATATCACCTTTTAATTTTTTAATCTGTTCTTCTTGCTGTTCTACCTGTGATTGTAATTGTCCAACTTGGTCTGTTCTTTCCAATACACCCTCCTTATCAAAGATTTCTGTCTTTTTCAAGACTTCAGTCTTATCAATGATTCCATTTTTGTAAGCATCCATATACAATTCAAGTTGTGCATATCTATTTGTTGGTAGAGTAGAACCAGTAACGACTACAACGTCAAAATTACCTCTTGAAATATCGTTCATAATGCTTATTTCATTAGTTTTGTCATCATATAGCTTTTTATTTATAGCAATTTCTGACATACTATTATTAGGATTTACTATCCTTACAATCTTTTCAGCTTGATAAAGTTCTTGCATTAGAGGAATAGCAACCTTTGCCATTCTTACTAATCCAGATTCAATATCTTGAAGTTTTGATTTAATTTTTCTTTGTCCAAATTCATCAAGTGATACTGTAGCTTTATACGTATGAGGTGCGGCTTCAGCATTACCCTGCATTAATTCATATAAACCTAATGCGTGGTCAATGTCTGTTTTTGCAACTTGTTCATTTTGATATAAAGTATTGGGCAAGGGTGTGGGCTGTACCGGTTGTGGTGCACCGGAATCCATATCAACTTCAATAGCCACTCCCGGTTGAGCCCAACGCTGTTCAAAATCTTGCATATCTACTGAACCACTTGGTATTAAAATCTTTGTATTCGTACTTGTTGTTGCGTGTGCTATGATAAGAGACCGTGTCTTATTAATATACTCTTGCATATCCTTTACCATTCTTACGTCAGAAACCGGGTAGGGTGTTCTTGTGTGAATATTCATAAACAATACGATAGGGTAATGTTCCGTAGGTAAGATACGGGAATACAGGTATTTGTCTCCCATTATGACGCACATCTTTACTCTTTGTATTGGAACCGACACGGTCTCTATCAGACCTTCTTTAACTAAATCTGCAAATGTTAATTGTTCTATTTTAGGCATTTCTGGTTCTGGAGCATCATTCATTTCAGCTTGTTTCATTTGCTGATTATATTGTTGCATCATTTGGTCAATAATACCATCTGCCTTTTTAGCGTCAGTAAATGGCTTACCATTTATCTTAACTGCTGGTCGGGATAGATATTCTTCTATTTCATCCTCTGCAAATACTTCTTCAACTTTATCTATATTGTTTTTTACGTGGAATCTCTTAACCCATACCTTGTAGTAACGCTCGTAACCTCTTATATATTCAGAGTTCTCTCCAAAATTAGTATCAGTTTTTGTTTGAGTATCTTCTGGAAATACAATGCCTTTATCATCTACTCTTTGAGTAGTAGGTCTATCTGTATGTAAGTCTGAAGCCGCATTTTTAATTGCAGTTTCATACTGAGGGTACATTTTCATAGCTTGTTCTTTGGTGAACAATCTACTTATTATAATATTTTCAGCATCGTCTGCTAGTCTATCCCTAGAATTAGGGTCTATATAAACATCTAATGGGTCCACATCGTGAAAGCATACTTCACCTCTACCAAAATCCTTGAGAGGGTCAATATAAACCATCATAGCACCGAGTCCCATTGTATAATAGTCGTCAATCGCATTACGGAGTGCCTGTGTTCCGTCCGATATATACCACATATATTCAAGTAGCCCATTAAAAACCTGAGCCACTTTGTTATCACTATCTTCTCGAGGTGAAACTCTGAATTGTGGTTTGCCTGAAGTAAGTAAAGCCTTGGCGGCTTCAACTGCGGGATGGATTCGGTTAACTACGAGAGGTGCTTGTCCCCTCTCAAGTAAAATTCTTTGCTGTTCAGCAGTCCACTGTCTACCTAATCTAAATTCAGAGTCTTCTTGGGCTTGTTGTGCCCAAAGTTCCCTTTTATTAGAGTATCCTTTCCAGAGATTTTGTGTAACATCGACAATATCCTCTGGGATAGAGTCTTCCCGTTCTTCGTACGCCATTGGGGCGAGTTTACGAATTACATTGTTAGCCAGTCAAGTACTTTTCTTGGTTTATTTCTATATTCTGGGTCGTATTCGCTTTTTCTTGATGGTTTAGCACCATCCATTGCATAATAAATGGCATCGAGAATATCATCGTGCTTTCCTCTAGGATAAGATAAAAACTCTTGTTGAGCGTGTATATCGTTAGACCTAAAGAAAAACTCACCTCTTGCGAGTGGGGCAACCAAGGACAACAATCTTTCGGATTTCTTTTGCCTTGGTTTTATGCCCTTTTCAAGCCCCGGTATATACAGGGATTGCTCTAGCATCATCTTTCTTACGTTACTCCTCAGTGCCTCTTGGTAGCCCACTGTCTCGATTTTCATTCTTTTGGGGTGAAATTTTTTAAAAACTTTAATAATGGTTTCAGGCTGTATTGCAGGGTCGAGTTTATCCCTGAGAATATCAATAATATACTTATTACCATCACTGTCAATGCCAATAGTAGCAATAACAAAGAAATCGCTCCGAGCGGCAAGACTACTAGCAGGGTCAATGCCACAATAGACTTCAACAGGTTTACGGACCGTTTTACCATCAACCGTCCGAACGAGTAGATTTTGTCCGTTTTCTCGTCTATATGCGTAATGATGTAACTTAATATACTCTGGTTTAAACGGTGCATTGTCTGGCGATTGAGCTTCATTCATATACTCCTGATAGAAACCATTTAAGTTTCCAACTGACTCAAATTCTGATTTTATCTGTTGTATTCTCTCCTCGGGGAATCTTTCTTCCCATATACTCTTGCCATCATCATTGTATATGGAATACCATAATACATTCCAAGCTGGAGAATCTTTAGCCCAATATAAGAAACAATCCTCTGAAATCACAGTACCAATCATAACAACTCTTCCATCGTCAGATAATGATGGTATTACAGCTTCAGTAATCCATTTTCTATTTTTAGCACGACCCTCTGGGGTAGATGCGTTTAATTCTGATTCGTAATCATCTACGATAATGAGATTAGGGCGAGTATCACCTTCAATAAACCCCCGAACACGCTGACCAGTACCAACAGCCACAATACGAGCACCATTAGCAAGTACGATGTCGTTATTGGTCCATCGTTTCGCAGTTGTGGGTCCATAATCCCCAAACATTTGCATAAAGTTCTTAGAATTTTCAAGATGGTATTTGATTCTTGATAAGAAGTTAATACTCTGGGTTTGAGATTCCGAGATAATTACCATAAAAAGGTCCTTATCCGAGGACTTAAAAGCTATCTTGTGAAGGGGTAGAATCAAGGAGGTCACTGTACTTTTAGCAGTACCACGAGGAGCCGCTATAAGTACCCGCTTCAAAGTCTCATCGGATAAGGATTTATAAATCTCGTGATGAAAGGGTGGTACATCTTTATTTAAAGCAGTGGGGAACATTGTTTTACCAAATAAACCAATGTTAGACTTCAGCTTTTTTAAAGCATTCGTCTCAGCCCACTTTGCTTCAAAAGTGTCTACTTGAATGTTGGTCCGCTTATCCAAGAAACTAAACTTCGTCTTTCGCCTGAGAGTACTTTTGTTACTCTATGAACCATCCAAGAGGGGAAGAATACTGCATCACCTTCTTCTAAATCTACTTTTATATTTCTTAAAGGACTGTGAAATTCAAAATCTCCACCAGCTTCAGCTTTTTTTAATATAACAGAACTACTAATCTTTCTATGGTCTATTTTTGGAGCACCTATATCAGTATGCCATTCATAATGTCCATCAGGAAACTCATAAGCAGTATATTGCATACTATCCTTCCATCCTTGGATATGAAATTGCCAATTATCATCATTTGCTATATTAGCCCACTTCCAATGTCTCTTATATATCCATTTCCAAGGGCTTTCATCACAACTACCTAACCATTTTACTGCACTATCCCTCATATCAGGACCTGCTCCACCTATAGTTTCAGCCTGTACCCACTCTAACGTATCTATTTGAGCTTTTAATTGGAGTCTCTCTTCTTTAGAAATAAGTTGTCTCACTATGTACCAATTCCCAAAATTGGTTAAATTATTCTGCTGGTGAGTCTGAATCTTTTTCAATGGGAACCTCCTGTTTCCTTGTAGCTATAAGCTTGTTTTCTTCTTGATTAATATTATCTATTAAAGCTCTAGTCTGTACAGCTTCTATCTTATCAGTAACGGTTACTGTTTCTTTATCCTTCATTCCGTGTATTTCCATACCATCATTAACGAAACCCCTTATTCCATTAACATCTTCTTTCTTTAATGCTATTTCTACACCCTGTTTCATTAAATCAATGAAGTAATCAGCATCCATCATATTATCTGATAATAATTTCTGTGCTTCATCTCTTTTCATACTTTTAAACGCCTCCGTACGCATATGTCTTTTTAACTTCCTACGCTTACTAACACCAACACTACCATAGACTTTATCTATTGCAACGTCTCTGTTCTCTGTAACTGCCGCCCAGAAAGCTAAATCTTGATAGTCATTAGAATTACACCTTACTTCTAACCAGTTTTTACCTGACATTGTAGTATTTGTAACTCTACCCCCACAATTTAACTTCTTATTGGGGTATTTACTATCCCACATAATATACCCAAAAGGCAACCTATAATAAAAACTCTTTCTTCCGTCCTCGGAAGCAGTATATTCTTTCTTTTTTATAATACGGGCTACATAATCATCATCAGTGAGTGCATATTGACCCTGTTCTTGCTTTTGCCAGTGTCTAAAAGGTATTTTAGCCTTTATAGCCTCATCTTTTGTATAGATAATGTAGTCTGTGGGACCCTTATCGTTATGATTTATAGTCACTGAAAACAATGTAGTCCCAAGATGTTGAAGTTGTGGTTAATTCGGCTGTCTTTATAGGTAACTTACGCCACTTAGATGTGATTCTGTCCCTATTAGCCGGATTTTTAAAATAAGTGATATTAGGTTTTAGTATAGTCATAGCACATACTCGCTTTACTTATATTTATGTAGCCTACTTTCTTTATCTTCTTATCCTCATAACCTCCAAAATGGCTATTTCGGGGCATTTCTCTGTCTTCCCACTTAATATTACCTACCTTATTCAGGTTAAATACATATATATGTGGCTTTACAGCTACTATGTATAAGAAGTCTTTTCCTTCAATATCAGATATACCCTTATTAGCCATATATTTATCATATTCTATAAGGCAATCATCATAATGTTTATTACGTATTTTAATTTCGGCTATATATCGAGGCTCTTCAGCATCATATGTACTGAATTTATCCTCTGCCAGTGTAAATTTGGTTTTAGCCTTAGAGTTGATATACTTTACGATACTATCTTCTGATAGAGCAACTTTAGGTAGTATTCCATCTTCAGAAACCACAGCTTTACCCATAGTTCCGTTATTCTTACTATTCTTCCAAGTATTGTACGCACTACGCACCTCCTCAAACCTAATGCCCCTATTGACTTCAGCACGGAATCCCGTCATTTTAGACAGTTCCTTCCATAACTTATCATAGTTGAGCTTACCGTTATCTAATATATAGTCTTCTATCGTTACCGACATTCAGAAAGTTACCCCTTAATAAATAAATCAGAACAAAATATTGAAAAAAATATAAAACCCTTTTTATACTAATTGCAATAGTTAGTATTTCCTTTAAGGAGATTCCGTTAAGTTCTTATATCTATAGAGATTCGGCTTTTAAGCTATCTGGCTCTTCTTCTTTTCTTCTAGCCGAGTGCACAATCCTAACATTTTCCCACTCATTATGGTACCAACACCAGTTCTCACCCTCTTTAACAGAGATATATTGGTGTAACCTACCATCATTTACAGCAGTAATCTCGCCTAGAGGGTTGCTATCCTCAGAGACTTCAACATTAGCTTTAAAGAACACAGCTAAAAGTAATAATATTGCTACTTTTTCCATATAATAAGTTACAAAGTTATTTACAAAAAACATTTGAAAAATTGCTGTAGAATGGGAGTACGTGATACACATTGCACCGTACCCGGTTCATTTTCACCCCTATGGGGGGTCACTTTGGTTGACCTCGTCCCTCGGCACACCCAAAGCTCCGCCCTCCATAGGTCTGAAAGCCTCACCGTGCACTGATGGTGCACTCTGCCCCTGCTTACCTCGGTAATCATAAATAAACATAAAGGACAAACATTATGAATATGAAACAAGCCATAGCTAAGTTGAGTGATGCTCTTCAATTTGTTAAGCAACCTTATACTGATAAAGATGGTAACAAGAAAATCAAATATTGGTTGGACGGTAACATCGATAGTCAGGCGGTTGAACTCTTGGCACCTTTTGAGGGCGAAGAGTGTAGCATCGGTTCAAAGCCATACATTCTGCGTATCACACGTGCTGGTTCAGAGTACAAAGATAACAGAACTGGGTATATGAAACAGAGAAAGAGTAATTCTATTCAGCTGGTTCCTAATACTCGTGAGTATGTTGCTAAGGATTCATTGCTCGACTAACATCAAATCCGTGCTTCGGGGGGTCATTGCGATTCCCCGGACACACACGGATACCCGTAAATTTTATCACACCTACGTTAAATTAAGCGACAATTCAGGCAGAGCAGTCTATAGGTAGTCAACCCGTGCTCCAAGCGTAATGCTTCGGTAGGATTATACGTATGGGAAGAGCCCAGCGTACCAAGAGTTGTCGCTTTTTAACATTATATCATTCCACAGTTTATTTTACCATTTTATATTGAGAGAGACATTAGGCAAAGACCGTACATCTTAGCATAGTGTCGTTGTAGAGCTACAGAATACACCTTAACTAAGGGGGTGCTGTAGGCAGTTATCTGCGTATTATTATAGTTGGGAAACTATAATGGTGCCAGTCCTTCAAAGAGCCAAAGGGGTCATAGGGGGAACCGTCAAGGAATAGCTGTACGTTCGGGAAAACTAAAGATAAGAACTTTAGTAAACCGGAGTGTCGTTAAACTAGTAGGCAATCGTTATTGTCTGTAGCTAGTTGCTAGTAGGTCATCAGGCTAAGATTGAGTGATTAATCAAGCTATGATATAGGATACCGAGTCTAACCAACTTTAGTCCTAGCCGTATATCCGAGAGGATGAATGAGTAGACACAAACGTGACTCGAAAGAGCAACAAACCAAATAACCCTGAATAGTGAGGTAATCGGTAAACAACTCCGTGCTTAAATCTCACCTACACTCTCAAATCTTTTAAGTACCATATCAGGACTCCGCATCGTTCTGATACTCCCGTGTTATACATATGGTTCTTTATAGTCTTTGGTTCATAGCCTTAGATAGGGTCACCTAACCCTGCACGGGAAAATATTTAATTAACTACTCATCTAAACTTGTAAAGGAGGACGATATGAGTAAACCTGAAACAATAAAAATAGTTGTGTCAGAGAATAAGACCAGTCGAATGGTTATAATCAAAACCCCAGTAATGGGTCAAAAGAACAGACGTGGAGAGCAGTATTACACTTCTGTTACCAAGCACGAGTCTAAGCTTACGAAAAAGCAAAAGGAAGAGCTTGAGAGAAAGAAAGCCGAAGAGAAAAAGACCAAGTTAAAAGATAACAAGTCAACAACCGGAGGTAAATAATATGAAGAAATGGTACTTCATAATTGAATCACGGCTCATCACAGTGAGAGCTGAAACCAGAACTGAAGCGTACGCCAAAGTTCGCAACCTTTATATTTGCA